TCGGGGATACTGCCGGCGGGCGTGGGCAGCAGGGCGCTGGGCACCAGGCCGTCCGGCCCGACCTGTGCCCCGCTCGGCGCGCTGCCACTGCCGCCGCCGCCGCTCACCGCGTGCAGCGTGCCGTCGCTGTCCAGAAACGTGGTGGCGTTGTCGGCCATCACGCCGCCCAGCGTAGATGCCGTGGCGGCGGGCAGCGCGGCGCTGGGGACCGTGCCGCTGCCGGTCAGCGCCGAGGGGTTGACGGAGGTGATCTGCCCGGCGGTGATGGCGGCCGCGGCGTCGAGCTGGCCGTGCGTGATGCCGGCGAGACTGGCCAGCGGCACGTGGCTGTCACTGTCGAGCGAGGCCACGCCGCTGGCCGCGCCCAGGTCGTCGGTGGTCAGGGCCACCGGGTGGGCGCCGGACTTGGCCGTGCGGATCTCCACGCCGCCGGGGCTGGTGGTGGTGGCGTCGCCGACCACGGCGTGCAGCGCCTCGTACTGCAGATTGGCGGCGTCCTGGGCCAGGGTGGTCGGCGTCTGGTAGGGGTCGCCGGTCTGCGGCACGATGCCGCTGGTGTGCCGGATGCCGCCGGCGTCGATGCTGGTGGTACCCTGCGGCAGCGCCGCGGTCAGGTGGCTGGTGATCGGCTCCCCGGCGTAGGGCGCCCAGGAGGCCGGCACGCTGGTGGGGTTGTTGCCGGTGTTCGCGCTCGCCAGGCTCTTGTAGGGCACGCCCAGCACGCGCACGATGTCGTTTGCCGCGTAGGTGGTGCCGACAAGCCACTCGCCGCGGTCGGTGCCGGTATACGTGGCAGGCACCAGGAAGAGCAACGGCTTGCCGGACGGCAGCAGGGCCCGCATCACGGTGGTCGAGGGGTTGAGCTGGCCGGTGGGCGGGAAGTAGTCGGCGATGCGCCCGGTACTGTCGGCCACCAGGTGCAGCGGCACCTGGGCGTCGAACAGATGGCCCGTGCCGCTGCCACCGCTCCAGACGGCGTCCTGGCTCACGTAGACGTCGATGGCCGCGCCCGGGTTGGGCTGCGCGTTGGCGAAGACGTCGGTCAGGTCCATCAGCAGCATGCCCGTGCGCGTACTGGCGTTGCTGGGCAGCCAGGCGCTCGGGTGCAGCGTGGAGGCCGTGTAGGCGAAGCTGGGCGAGACGATGGTGGTGTCCAGGTAGGTTATCTGCCAGGTGCAGCCGGGCAGGGCCACGATGGACGAGCCGCTCCACTGGCACACGTCGCCGGGCGCGATCAGTCCGCTGTTGCCCCCCGGCAGAAAGGTGTACGTGCCGTAGCTGTCGGTGGTCTGCGAGAGCGGCGAGAGGTCGATCACCTCGCCGTTCAGGTCGATCGGCACCCCGGCGCCGGCCGGCAGCTGCAGGATGGCCGTCACCAGCACGCCGGCCAGGGGCAGGCCGGATCCGTTGACCAGGGTGTCCTGGATGGTGACCGTGCGCACAGCGCTCATAGCGTTGCCTCTCTCCTAGCCGGTGAAACGAATCCAGCCGCGCACATTGCTGTAGCCGTGTGTCTGCAGCTCGGCGTCTGCCGGCGTGCCGTAATTCTGGTCGAAGGTGTGCAGAACCGTGAGGTCGGCGCTGACGCACAGGGCCACGTGCCCGTCGCCGCCGCCGACGGCGCTGCTCCAGATAATCAGGTCGCCCGACTCCGGCACGGCGTCCGGGGTATTGGCGATCGCGGTCCAGTGATCCGACTGCGGTGAGATCTTCGCCTTGTCGAACATCTGCCAGGCGCTGCCGACGCCCCAGCTCACCGTGTTGGGCGTATGCAAGACCTCGTCCATGTACGTGTTGGCCAGGGCCACGCACTGCGTGCCGCCGTCCGAGATGGTGGTGCCGACGTGTGCCGCCACGAACGCGGCCACCGCGGCGGAGGTTCTGCCGCCGCCGCCGATCCACTGCTGGTAGTTGCTCCAGAGCGAGTCGTCGCCGCCGTAGTGCGTCTCTTCCCAGTGGCTGCTCTCGATCGCCTCGATCACGTCGTGGTCGCTGGCCGGGCTCTCCGCCGCCGCCGCGCGAATGCCCGACCAGTTCGGCCCGTTGAGGATCTCGGCCACCATCGCCGCCACGCCGTCGTCTTGACTGTCGAACTTGGCGAATGGCCCGGGCCAGTCCATGTCCATGCCGTTGTCGTACAGATTGGGGTCGGTCTTGGCGTTACGGATGTTCAGCGGATTATTGTTGACCACGGTGCCGCCGGTCTCGCGCTGCGCCCAGACGGCGAAGACGGCGGCGGAGATGGGCACGCCTGCCGCCAGCGCCGCCGCGTGCAGCTTGGCGGCCCAGTCCTTCACGGAGCCGGAGATGCCGGTCCAGGTGCCGCCGCCGCCGGGTGCGCTGTAGGCGTCGCTGGTCAGGCTGAAGGCCAGCGGCCCGCCCATCGTGGCGATGGCCAGAATATTGTTGCCGTCGCGCCAGACGCCGTCGGGAATCGGCACCGTGACCGGCGGCGCGTTCGTGGCCGGATACGAGGGCGGCGTGGGCGAGAGCGGCAGCGGGGTGAATCCCGGCGGGTCGCTGCTGTCTTTCTTGCCCAGCAGCACCACGCCGTTGAGCAGCACCCAGAGCACCACGCCGTCGCGGCTGGTCACCTGCAGTCGCGGGTTCAGCGGCGTGCCGGTGAGGAAGAAGCAGCGCCGGGCCAGGTTGATGGCGCCCTGGTCGTTGCCGCCGGCGAACTGCGCGCGCACGAATTTGGCGCGCCCGGGCAGCGCGCAGGGGTTGCGGTGGTAGACCGCGCTGTCCAGGGCCGCCCAGTCGTCGTTCTGCGGCCCGCCCCACAGGCTGTCGTCGTAGCCGTAGCTGCCCCAGGGGCCGAGCGATTGGATGTCGTGCTGCGCGTAGGCGGCGTCATGGGCCAGCGGCTGGCCGTAGTCGTCGAGGAACAGCCAGGCCTGGTGGTGGTTGCCGCCGTCCGCCTGGCTGGAAAGGTCGTCCCGCACCTCGGAGTAGATGTCGAGCGCCGGGTTGACCGTCTCCGGCGGCGGAATCACCCACTGCACGCCCGCGGCGATGGCCCACACCGGCAGCCCCAGGTGCGACATCAGGGCCGTGCCCTCCTGGCCGATCGGGTACTGCTCCCAGTAGAGCGCGCCGCTGTTGTCCAGGTTGGCGCGCAGGATGTTGCCCTTGGCCGTGGGGTCCGGCAGGCCGCTCCCCGTGCCGCCAGCCACGGCGCCGGCGCTGATCACGCCGGCACCGGTCATGTGGATCGTCACACCGTCCGGCAGCACGGCGCCGATGTGTGCGGAGCCCCGCGCGTCCGTCTTCAGCTTGGGCGTGGGCAGGGCCTGCCACAACACCTGGTTGCCGCGCGCGATGCGCGAGAAGGAGGCGTCGACGAGGGTCTGCACGTTCTCGGTCAGGAACTTGCGCAGGAACTGCGCGATGGTCGATTGGTGCTGGCCGTGCCCGCTCACTGCCGCACCCCCGCGCCGCCGGTGGCCGTGGTGGCCGTCCAGCAGGTGATTTGCAACGAGAATGCCCCGCTCTCGTCGAACGACGGCTTGACGCTCTGCACCCAGCACAGCTGCGATATGCCCAACCGCACCGGAGCGTCTACGACTATCACGCTGCCCGGCTGCACCTTGCCGTGGTCGTCGTCGCCGGTGACGAACTCCAGCTTGGAGAGGATCGGCGATATCTCGGCGATGCGCCAGCCGGCCACGTCCTCGCAGGTCAGGCCGTCGCCCGGGTCGGCGTTGTGGTGCGTGTGCGGCAGCGGCGTGCAGTTGCTCGAGCTGGTGGACCACTGCCGCTCGATCAGCATGGAAGAGAGCTCCTCCACGTTCGTGTGAGGCGCCGCGTCGTCCTGGGTGGCCAGGGCGCCGAACCACATGCCGTCGTTCTGGGTCGTGCTCTGCTTGGTGGTCGATACCGCCGCCGCGCTGTACTGCTGCAAAATGCTGCCGTAGTTGGTGCCGCTGATGATGTTGCGGCCCTCGGCATAGGTGACGCCGCCGACGTACTGGCCGCTCGCCACGTCGTACACGGCGCCCAGCCAGTGCGCGATGTCCGGGTAGGCCATGCTGACCCGCCGGCGTACCACGTTGCCGCCCACCGTGTCAAAGGTGCGGTAGCCCAGGCAAATCTCGTCCAGCTGGTCGAGCACGTCGAGTATGGTCTGATTGGCGGCCCACACGTACTGCAGGCTGTTGATGGTGCCCAGCTTGGGCGGGCCGGTGCCGTGGTAGTTGGGCGTGCCGGTGTCGATGTGGCCGATATCGTCGGTCGCCATCCACACGTCCGCGTACTGGATCAGCTTGGCGATCATCTGCTGCTCGGTCTGCCCGGCGCCGTGTTCCGTCAGGTCCACCGGCATACCCGTCCTGTTGGCCGTGATCTGGGCCTTCCACAACTCGCCGCGGCAGACGATGCCCACGGCATTCGGCGCCAGCGTCGAGTCAAACTCCACCACGTAGCCGACGAAGCGCGAAGGCTGGGTCGCATAGTGCGTCGTCGGGTCGCTGGGCAATTCCGGGTCGGCGCCGAAGCTGATGTCGATGGGCGAGGTGTAGCCGACGCCGTCCGGCACCCGCGGCACCGTCAGCGTGCATTCGCTGACCCGCGTGTCGTAGCCGTAGACGGCCTGGCAGGCGAACACGTCCTGTAGCTCCGTCCACTGCGCCTGGGGATCGGAGAGGTACTGCTGCAGGTTTTGCTCCGGCGCCAGCACGCGCACGCGCCACCAGGGGGTGCGCACGATTGCGTCGGGCGTCAGGATCAGCCACTCCACGCTGGCCGTGCACTCGCCGCGTGCGTTGGCGCTCTGGGCGGTCCTGTTGACCGACAGCGGTATGGCGGCGTAGGTGCCCTCCCGCAGCGTCAAGGTGCCCTGCAGCCCGCAGACGGTCTCGAACTGCAGCAGGTGCAGCGTGTCGGCGAACACCAGCGACGTGCTGAGGCGCGGCAGCGAGATGCCTTGATCGTCAAGCCAGTCGGCGTCGAAACTCGGCAGGTGCCGCGCCGTGACGATGCTGGCGGCAGAGCGGGTGATGGGGTCCAGCGTGAACAGCCGGTACAGGGCGCCGGACATCTCGAACGTGCCCAGCGTCGGCACGCTCAGCGGCCCCGCGGCAGGGAACTTCAGCACCTCGTGGACGATGAAGTCGCAGGTCAGCAGGGACGCACCGCCCAGGCTGAGGGCGCCGCCGCCCAGGTCGCGGCCACCGGCGCCCACACCCCACGGCTGGCGGTTGATGGAGACGAGCGTGGCGTCGCAGGTGCCCTCAAACGTGACGAGGTGGTCGCGTACGCCAAGATAGCGTGCCTCGAAGGTCTTTGCCTGCTGCAGGTGCGCAAACTTGAGCGTGAGGGTGACGTGGGGAAACGATCTGCCTCCCAGGTCTATGTAACTTCGCGGTCCGCCTGGGATGTGCCGCTCGGTCACGTTGGCACGCAGCGTGCGCGGCACACTATCGGCGTCCACGACCAGCGGGTAGGAGCCGAACGAGCTAGCCACGATGTACCCCGGTTAGCCGTATCGCAGCGGCAATAATCATGCTAGTGTGTGGTGGAAATAGGGAGATGGAGAAACTATGCGCAAGATGTTTCAGATGATCGGCCTGATCATCCAGTTGGTCGTACAGCTTGCCAAGGCAGCACTTGGCTTGCTGATTCTGGCAGCGATTATCTGGTTTGTCGTCAGCATCGTTCGGGCAAGCAATTCCGCCACGACCGCGAGCACCCCAGCCGCCGCGGCGACCGACGTACCGGCCGATACCAGCGCACCGATTGCGACGCCGACCGATGCCATAGCCGCCGCGCAAACCGCCCTCGCGTTGCTTGTCACGCCGACCGTCAGCGCCGCCACCTGGGACGCCACTACAGCCAAAGTCACCTACCAGCAAGTCTTGGACCATCCTGAGGTGTATAGCGGACGCACGATCACCTGGATGTGCGCGATTGCGAAGTTCCTCGGCCCTGACCCCACGGCAGGCGACACCGAGGGCTTTACCGAAGTCGGGTGCTTCGTCTATCGCGGTTGGTACAACGGTGGCGTCGGAGATGGGGAAGCCATGCTGCTGGTACCTCCCACGATCGACACCAGCGCCATGAGTAGCGGTGACGATGTGCTGGTACGCGGCACGATCGGCCAGATCTATGCGGGAACCAACGGATTTGGCGGTCCAATACAGACACCGTCTATCGTCGTGATGTCGCTGACCGACAAGGGACGCAACGTCAGCGCATCGTAACACGCTCACTTCGCAGCCCCCGGTAGGCTCGTCTTGGCGCCACGGTTGAGCGTCTTCTGGGCACTGACCCATTGCTGCATGAAGTCGGCCAGGTGTGTCCCGAGGTCCTGGCCCATCGACGCCATGTCCCCGCCGCCACCCTGCACGCTCACAGCACCCGCGTGGACATTCACGGTAATGCTGCCGAATCCCTTCATCGAGGACTCGATCTGCGGCACGGTCTGACCGGCCTTGATATCACGCAGCCACGTCTCGTTGAGTGCCAGATACTGGCTCGTGGTCATGCGGCTGAAGTCTTTGAAGTCCGTCTGCAGCTGCTTGAGTTCGTCGCCCTGCGTCGGACTGTAGCCAGGTGCGTGCATGTTGGTCGTGATGTCGTGCACGGCCATAGCGACGGCCATCCCGACGCCCAGAGCCAGAGGCGCTGCGATCAGTCCGGCACCGGCGACAACAGCTTCAGCGGCCACCGGTGCCGCACCGGCCAATGCGGGTCGCAGGACACTCGCCGCGCCGCCACCTTCCGCCGCCGCTGCCGCCCCACCTGCCGCGCCGCCCAGGCCGCCCGCCACGTTGACGACCCCGGCCTCAACGTTCATAATTCCCGTGGCCAGTGCGCCCCCACCGCCGCCGGTGACCATATCCTTCAGCTTGCCCACCAGGCCCAGCGCCTTGAGCAGCGGCGTCACCAGCTTGTCGGTTAGCGCGATGGCGCCTGCCGTGGCCCCGATGCCCAGGATGGCGGTGCCGATTTGCGGGTGCTGGCCGATGAAGGTGGTCATGCCGTGCAGCATCGGGTTGAGCTCGTCGTTCACGAAGTGGCTGACGGTGGGCAGCAGGGCCGTGCCGATCATGATGGCGCTGGCATTGAGCGATGCCTTGGTGCGGTCGAGCTGGTCGTTCAAATCCTTCTGCGTCAAGCCCCAGGCGACGACCTGTTTGGCCGCGCCCTGCTGCACGGTGCCGACCTTGTCCACGTTGGCGTAGTACTCGGCCATGTTCTTGACCAGGTTCAAGGCCACGGCGCCGCCCTCTTTGCCGCCGAAGGCCTCCTGCAGGTCGCGCATGATGTTGGCCTGGCTCATGCCGGACTTGGAGGCCCGGTCCATGGCCACGGCGAACATGTTCATGGTGCCGCTGAAGTTGCCCGCCGCCAGCGAGGTGCGCATGCTGACCACGTTGACGCCCAGCTGCAGCATGGCCTGCTTGGCTGACGCCGTCGGGTTGATCAGCTTGTCCATGGAGGAGCTGAGTGAGGTCGCCGCTTCGCCCGCCGTGACGCCGTGCGCGGTCATGGTGGCCATGGCGGCGGCGATCTGCTGGAAGGGGATGTGCAGGGCGGAGGCGGTCGGCAGCACGGTACTGAGCGACGATCCGAACTCGCCCATGGTGGTCTTGCCGGCGGACACCGCCGCGATCATCTGGCCCGTGGTACCCGCGGCGTCTGATGCCGAGAGGTGGTAGTCGGTCAGGGCCGTCGTGAGGCCCTTGGCCACGCTCATGTCGTCGGTCATGCCGATCTTGGCGCCCTCGGCCGCCGCCTGCATCACCTGCAACCCCGCCGCGCCGTGGAAGCCGGCACTCTCGACGTAGTACATGCCCTTGGCCAGGTCGGCGGCGTTCTCGCCCACCGTGCCCGCCATGGTGAGCAGGCCCGCGCGCACCTCCTCCAGGTTCGACAACTGCTCGCCGGCGCCGGTCACCAGCACCGTGGTCAGCTGCTCGTAGTTGGCCGCCGCCTTCGCCGTGTAGGCGCCCAGGCCGATGGCGAGGCCGCCCAGGGCCAGGCCCACGTTCGACAGCTTCTTGGACGTGCTGTCGGTGTGGCCGGCCAGGCCGCTCAGCTTGCGCTCGGCGCTGGTCATCATGCCGGAGAACGAAATGTCCTCGCCGCGCAGCTTGGCTACGAGGTCCGCGACTTCGATCATTGCTGATAGCCTTCCCGACGGCTCTTGAGGAACCGGTCCAGCTCCGCCCGGGCCGCGCCCTCGGCGCCCATCGCCGCCCGGTAGTGGTTCTGCCAGAGCAGCGGCAGCCTATGCCACGCCTGCAGGCTGATGCCCGCCCAGCGTGCCGCGCGCACCGCCAGGTACCAGTCCGGCACCCGGCCTATGTTCGTGCTGCCGTCGTAGGCGTTCCAGGCGAGGTACTGGACGAGTTCCTCGCGCTCTGAGGGTTTGGCATGTTGTCTCCCATGATCGCCTCGTAGAGCACCCGTAGCACGCCGATATGCACGCGCCGGCCCACCTCCGCCGCGTGCTTGGGTCCCACCGGTATCGAGCCGTCCTCATCGGCCAGCGGCCAATCGGTGATGATGGCGCTGAGCACGTTGACCAGGTCGTGCGACTCGTTGCCGCTGGACTCGGTCAGGTCGTCGGTGATCAGGCCCGGGTTATAGGTGATGCGCACGATGGTGCCGTCGAAGTCGACGTCCAGGTCCTTGGCCCGGTGCCGTATCAGGTCGCCCACCTGCACGTGTCGTGCCAGCGGCACGGGCTTCTTCGCTGCTGTTGCCATGGTCACTCTTTCGGCAAGACTGAACTTTACCTACTCTAGAGTCCGGCGTGCTGGTTCTGCACGTAGACCTGCATGTAGGCTTTGCCGTTGCTGGTCATAGCCATGAAGGCCGAGTCCATCACCGGCTCCAGCGTCCATTCGCAGACGTAGACGCCGGCCAGGTCGCTGGGCTCGCCGCCGTCCTTGACCCGCACCGGCATGTTGATCACCATGGTGTAGCTCACGCCGCCGCTGATCACCGGGCCGATGATGCTGAATTGCAGGTACGAGGTGCTGTTGGCGCGCATCTGGTCGATGAAGCTGTCGCTCTGGCTGTTGTTCTGCAGCTTCATCTTGAGCGAGATAGCCGGCACCAGCTCCACCACGTCCTTCCAGGAGGTGTTGGCGGCGTCCAGCACCCAGTCCGGCCCCAGGATGTTGCCGATGGTCAGGTCGTAGGTGTAGGCACTCGTCAGCTTGGTATGGCCAAGGTTGGACGCCGTGCTGTCCAGGTAGAGGCTGACCTGGTTGGCCACACAGGGCGTGTTGTCGAGCATCGAGGGGCTGGCCGTCGGCGTGACGCCGGGTGTCCACAGCTTGCCGATGCCGTCGCCGGAGATCTTCAGTTCGTCGCGCGTCACGCTGAAGGTCATATTGGTGAAGACGCCGTTCACCAGCTTGCCGGTGTGGTCGGGACTGCCGTGCTCGATCGTGTAGCTCTGGTGCGTGTTCGGCGCGTCCACGTAGGGCTCGAAGGTCCACATGTTGCCCGCCGGCCCCATGCCCTCGGTGCCGAAGAGGGAGGCGTACGGGTAGACCACCTCCTCGAAGGTCACGGCGCCGTCGTACTTGAAGACGCCCCACTCCTTGTTCATGGCCGTGGTGCCGGTCACCTTGATGCCCTGCGCGCGGTAGCTCTTGATATCCGGCTTGGGATTGGCGGCAATCAGCAGCGACGGCATGCGCTTGTTTGCCGGCACCGATGTGCCGGCGACGGTTTCGTTGCCGAGGCAACTGCGCTGGAAAACGCTGGCCTGGACTGTCATGGCCTGACCTCCTTATGCCGGCGCTTGATTGAGGTGGAAGTAGATGGTGGCGTCGTCGGCACTGGTGCCGCCACCGGCCGGGACCGTCACCTTGAGCATCGTGGCATCGCTGATACCGGTGTCCACGGTGAACGGGCAGGCGGCGCCGCCGGCATTCCATTCGCGCGGCACGCTGGGCAGGAGCGCAATGGTGTCCGTGCCGTTGGTCAGCGTCACCGCTTTGTCGCTCTTGAGAATGCCGCCGCCCGCTGCCGCCCGGGCGGCGCGAAAGCGCACCTCGATGGCCTGGTTCGTGGTGGCGTGCATGACGAGGGCATTGAACGTGCATTCCGTGTCGCCCACCACGGGGACGGCGGGCGCGGCGATTGGCTGGTTGCTGCCGCTTACGATATAGTTCTGTCCCACACTGTCGATGATCAGGCCGGTATTACTCATCTACCTCTCCTAGGGCTGCTCGGTGACCACGATTTCATAGGTATTGACCAGCTGGCGAAACTGCACGCCGAGGTCGGGATCGCCGAGCACCATCTGCTGTAGCCGGGTGCAGGACAGAACCCGTCCCTGGCTGTAGTCGGCCGAGGCGCCGAACAGCAGCGTGTCCACGCGGCGCATCAGCGTGTCCAGGGCGGCAATGCTGCCGTCCTTGCCGATGACCTTCACCGCGTAGCGCAGACGGGAGAGGGTGCGGTACGGCCCCAGGGCCGTGGTGTCCACGCCGCCCTGCCAGGCAAAGACGATGTACGGCGGCAGGGCTCCCTCCGGCGCGATGGATGTGAAGATTCGTCCGCCGACCACCGCGCCGACCAGCGTGTCGCCCGACAGCTTCTGGTAGATAAATGCCTCGCTCATGCCCGAGGCCGTGAGCGGCAGGGCGTTCATGCGTAGCCCCTGCCCGTGCGCCGGTCGCTGCGATTGATCGGTCCCACGCCGCCAAACGGTTTGAGAGCGGGCAGATCGTCCTCCGCCCAGTGCCGGTGCAGGGCCGAGGGCCATAGCAGCATCACCGCCGGGGTCAGCGCGGGCCTAGCCGCGTAGCGCCTGGTGCCGAACTCGGGGTAGGCGGCATAGGCCGAGGGGATGTGCACCTGGCCATGCAGCGGCCCCAGTTGCTCCCAGCGGGTCTCGTCCTGGGACATTCCTGTATCATAGAAGTGATGCGGGGTCATATTCTGCCGGGTCTGGCGGGCAATGTCCTCGCCGGTCTCGGCGATGGTGCGGGCCAGCCGCTCCAGCAGCTCGGCTTTGGCCAGGCCGACGTTGTTTGTCAGCGTGACGTTCGGCGTCTGGAAGCGGGTGGTGGTGCCGCGGGTGAAGGTGGCCATCAGGAGAGCCTCACGCATCTGGCCGAATGTTCCAGCTCGCGTGAGCGCGGCCCCAGCTCGATAATCTCGAACGTCAACCCGAGCGCGACTAACCGGTCCTTGATGGAGAGACTGGTGGGCGGCTGGTCGATGTCGGGGTCGAAATACAGCAGGTAGTAGTCACGTCCCTCCAGGCGTTCCTCGGCCACCTGCTCGGTGCCGCGCTGCCGCTCGGGCGCCACGCGGCAGGTGAGGCCGCTCGGCGTCACGTCCACCCAGTTCTCGCTCGTGCCGCCCCAGCCGTCGGATGCGGGCTGGTTGCGCAGGATCTGGCAGGGCGTGGTGCGATCCTTGGCCAGGTGGCTGCGCATCATGGCGATCTGGGCGGCGGAAATCATGTGGCCGGCGTCTCCACGGGCGGATCGACCGGTGCCGGCGGGTCGAGCGGGCCCGTCGTCTTCTTCTTCGGCGGCTTCGCGTTCGGGTCCGTGGCCAGGTAGCGCGGGTCGGCCAGGTACTCGGCCACTGCCGCGTCCGGCACGTCGACCATCTGCCCGATAGTGGTGTTGTAGATTTCGGCCATCTCAGTTCTCCTCTAGAAGGTGCTGCGGGATACGTCGACGTTGTGGCGCTGCCACAGTGTGTGGGGGGTGTCGCTGCGGGTCATCTGCAGGGTGCGTGGTCGCATCCTGAGCTTGTAGCGGTCGGCCTGGCGCAAGAGGTTGGCCGACTGCTGCTCCAGCATGAACTTCTGGCTGTCGCTGCTGAAGGTGAATTCCAACGTGAGTTTTGCCGCCCAGTCCTCCAGCAGCTCGGCGGCGGCGGCGAAGCGGTCGTAGGTCTTGCCGGTGAGATAGACCGGCGGACGCTGGCCCCAGGTGTAGATGCTGGTGTCGAAGGTCCAGTGCCCGGTCAGGTAGTCGCTGGTGATAGGCGAGAGCACCGCGAAGCTGGGATAGCCCTGCAGCACGGCGTCCGCTTCCCAGTCGCCCAGCTTCTGGTTGCCGGTGAGCGCGTAGTAGTCGAGCCAGAGCACCGTGCCGCCGGGGTTGACGTGCGCCTTGGTCGCCAGCTCCAGATAGTTCACGTCCACGCGCACGTGGTCCAAGGCGTCTTGAATCTCGCCATCGGCGAACACGGGCGTGTCGCCGGCGGGGTCGTTGATCAGCAATCTGACGGCGCTAATGATTGCCGCCATGCTCGTGCGTGCAGCCATACGACCCCTCCTCTCCTGTGTGCTAGGCGTTTGGCACCTTGAAGCACTTGACCGTGGCGGCCAAGGTGCCCGATGCCGGCGTAAGCGTCAGCGTGATTTTCCCGGCCTTGCTGCCGCCGGTGTGCTGCGCGGACTGCATCACCTGGCCCGAGCTGAACGGGCCGTACCAGCCGATAGCGTTCTGGGCCAGGTTGGCCGAGGCGTAGGCGCCCAGGCTGGCGTTCATGGCCGGCGGATAGTCGCCGGCGCCGACGCCGACCACGATGGTAATGGCGGTGGCCATCTGGTTCGTGACCTGGAAGATAACCCTGCGGCTGTCGCCGGAGACGTCGTAGTCCAGGGATGCGGGGCTGCCGTTCGACCCGGTGTCGAACACGTCGCCCGTCGGATCGGCCTTGAAGCCGTTGGCGACCAGAGTGGTTACCGTGCCATTTGCGGGATTGGCCATTGTATGACTCCTCTCAGGTCGCTACTAGGTGGGGTTGGCGTAGAGCATGGCCAACGACTGCGGACGGGTGACACACGCTCCGTATACGTGGAGGCCCTTCACCGCATCACCGAAGCGGAGTTGTGGCCTATAGGCCTCAATCTCGGTGATCTGCTCGGCATAGCTCCAGGCGCTGGGATGCCCGGCGATAATCTGGAACGACGTGGCGCCGGCGTTATTCAGGGAGGGCACGTTGTTGGACATCCACACGTCGAAGCCGGCAATCATGCCCACTTTGAAGTCGTCGCCCACGGCGCCGTCCGCGCCGCCCTGCCGCAAGAGCACATCGCCGGCATTGGTGGCATGCAGGAAGTTGGAGTCCTTGCGGATGTAGGCGAAGAACCAGGGCGGCACAATCACGAATCGGCCGGAGCGCGGGGTGTTGGACTGGTCAAGGTACTGCGAGAGCGTCACCAGGTAGTTGTAGGCGTACTTGTCGGTGGCCAGGTCCGTCTTCGGTGCGCCGGAGCTGCCCAGGGTGTTCGCGCTTGCCACTTTCCCGGCGGCCAGTGATGCA